CGCATTTTCCGATTGGGTTTGTTAGCCCATCCACCCTAACTCATTTCTGAAATCAAGGAGAAACAAAAGAGCAGATTAAATCCACTCACCGAGGTTGTACCACGAGAAAACGAAGGAAGTATTACTACTAATTCGTACGCGGCCTCTTAGCGCGGTATCATTTCCGTACGCTAAATCCGACAAACCATGTAGAGACTTCGAATACTCCTTAAGGGAGTTACCGAAATGCTCATCAACCGTTAAGCGTGTTGATGCTCTTACATGCGACCCAATGGATCGGACGCTTAATGGACTAGGAACATCAGACGTCTCACGACGATTAAGATGCTCTAGATGTGTGCCTTGAATCCCTACGAGACGCTCGAGGAGTAATCCCCTGCAATCTTGTGGTTTAAGAACACTTCTCTCCGCAAGGCAAATAAATGCGTAGCCTGAATACCCGTCGCCATTCACATGGGGACGGCTCTCGTAATTTTTGTTACGAAAGATGACAGGTGTAGATTCATCGAAGTTCGAGTGAATCCCACCATCGCCTTGTCCGTAAGGGATTTTTACACTCCGAAGAGTGTTAGGTAACCCCTGTAAAACAAGACGCCAAGTAGACCGAAACCGCATATCGCAATGGTTGTTAAGACCAAAACGACGAGCAAGGCCCCGGATACTGTTAGCCAATTTGTAAACACTGAGAACATTACTGAGCTTTTCCTTATGGAAAATTGGTTTGACGTCGAACCCGTTAAAAAAGTACGAACCGCAAGATTCACGAAACCACGAAGTGGCGTAGCTCTTTTCAGAGTTAACAGTGAATCCCAGGAACTCGCAAAAATTAACGTAGAGATGATAGGCCTGTTTGTTGATGATAACGTCGTCACCATAAACATTGACAGAGAATGATCCGCAGTTCGCATAGTCGCAAGCGACCAATGCAGCTGCGTAAAAGATCAAACTTTCAAGCTCAAATGTAAATCCGTTCCCCATAGAGGAAAACTTCTCCCACTCGATTACTTGATCACCTAACTTTCCGCGCTTACAGCGAAGGCCATTTAAGACAGTGAACCAACGCTCTGGAAAGAGCTTGTGTACAACTGCCCATGCGATAGAATCGCTGGCACTAGAAAAATCAACTGTTGCTAGATCCCCGGTTTTTGAACCGAGTTTAGCAAGGCGCTGATTCGTCCTCTGATCTGTAAGGTTAACACCAACAGCCCGGAGTCGAGTCTTAATCATTGCGCCAACGCCTTTTTGAAAGTACAGGTTTAGTCCTGGTTCAACGGCTATGACACGATCGGTCTTCGAGTTCTTAGGGACAGTGATGATCGTATTACCCACCTCCATAGTAAACAGGGAATTGCTTTCGCATTCTTCCTCAAACCATAAAGGGTATGCAGCCGGCAGAGCCGACCGCACGAGGGCGTACCATTCGTCTGTGATACCAGTCTCGGACTGGAACTTTCTTGTAGCACTGACATCTTCGCCTTTAACAAGCGTTGAGACACCAGGGCCCCATGAGGACTTTTCGAACAACTCTTCAACACAGAATTCACCAAGAATCAGATCGATTTTTCGCCGCAGGCTAAACAGCCAATCAGCGTACGCAGACTTTTCTAGGTCCGCATAAGATTTGAAACGAGAGTTGGTCTGTTTGCATTGCTCTTCCATTTGGAGAAACTTTGCAATCGCGTTAGCCTTCAAATCGTAGCCGGTATTTAAACCACTGTGCTTCGAGAGAAATTTAACGGCTTGATAGTCTCGATGAAACCGATCAACGTTATCCAAGTGATAATCGTGAGGATCTATGTCGAGGCCTAAAAGTTGCTTGTGCTCACCGTATTTATACAGCAGGCAGGCAGCGAGGCTCTTAGGAGTATCAAGAGAAGAGAAAAATTGTTCGATGACCCGACTCTCATGAGACGGATCGGAGACGAAACTTTTCGCGTCACGCTTAACGTCACGCATCGTATGAACTTGATTCATATTACCTATCTGGAGGCTAAGCCCCTAAAAGAAGAAAACTAACTTAGATCGACGATTAATAAATCGTT